TATGAAGAAGATGAAGATTAATCCAGTGAAAAAGCACATGGATATACTACATAAACCTAGGACATTCCTAGATAAAACTAAAGTAATACCTAGGAAATCTAAGTATTCACTAGTAAATAAATCTAGTAAAGTATATTCAGGTGATGAATCTTAATCACCCTTGGCATACCAAGGATTATACATAGGGCCGTTTACTGGTGTCAAGTACCTACTGGTAGTATCCCATCAGAGGTATGTTGTAATGGTGCCTGTGAGTTTACAGTGTCCCACGTTGGACTGGATAGGTGTTGCAGCACCGATTAACTAAGCACAGAAGTAGTGCAATTTAGGAGAATCAAATGTCAAACCTAGTAGCAGAAATTCGTAATCGTTTTACCTATGAAAATGGTAAGCTGTTCTGGAAGAACCCAACATATAAAGCCTTAATCGGTAAGGAAGCAGGGTATATTTACAACCCACCAAGTGTAAAGCAAACCCCACATAAGCGTGTTCACGTGGAGAACTCTGAGTTTTCAAAGTGTGTTCCTCAGCAACATGCAGTGTGGATGATGTTCAATGGTGCATTACCACCACACACTAGGATCGTTCACAAGAACGGTGACACTTTCGACAACCGAATTGAAAACCTAGAGTTATATAATGCTAAGTCCAAGTGAGGAAAAGGATTACTGGTATTGGAAAGAACACGAGTTGGACTTCCAATCCCTGCAAGAGAATGCTCGGGACATTCTCAAGCAGATACCCGAGGCCGATGGCCTTAGGGAATTTCACTCCCGAGATTGTAATGGAGAATCTAATGATGGCTGATCAAATGGTAGTAGAAGGTAACGTAGCATTTGCATACTTGACTGAACCGGATACCTATATGGGTAACGATAAGTATTCAGTAACGGTATCTCTCAGTGATGAATCTCAGGAAGCACTCAAGAAGATGGGTGTGAAGCTGAAGGAATACACTGATAAGAATGGTGTTACCTACATCCAGCGTGAATTCAAACGCAAGGCTAAGTATGATGCACCTCTGTGCTTCGACTCCGAAGGTAACCGTATCGGTGCTGATGCTATTGGTTGGGGTGACACGGTACGTCTTGCTGTATCCATCGGTGAAGGTAATGCACTGGGCCGTGGTACCTATCTCAACAAGGTGAAGCTGCTCAAGAAAGCTGAACGTGTTGAAGGTGAAGGCCCGACTGATGCCAGTGGTGGTGACTTCTAAACCCTACCTTAGGGCTGTCCTGCCACGACGTTAATGGGGCTGACTGCTAGGAAAGACTAGCATCTCTTTAATCCAAGTGGGGGCTACGGCTCCGCCTCGTAGGATATTTATGAGTGATATAGATCCATTTGTGCGGCATGAACCATGCCCATCGTGCGGGTCTAGGGATAACCTTGCCCGTTATGAATCAGGTTCAGCTAGTTGTTTCACACCGGGCTGTACCTATTATGAATTACCCAATGGTGAATCCAAATTTACAGGGAGTAAGATGGAAATCAACCGCATTCCCGGTGAGTCTAAGTTGGATGCCAACCGCAAGACCACACTGGAAACGAACAGTAAGTACCGGGTCACGACTTACTTTCACAACAACACAGAGTATAAGGTTTACCCATACTTTGATCGTGACTCCACACTGGTAGCACTCAAGTACCGTGGAGTGAAGGACAAGTCATTCCGCTTTGAGGGCAGCAGCAGTCAAGCTGGTTTGTTTGGTGAGCATCTATTCAGTATTGCCAATGGCAAGATGCTAACGATTACTGAAGGTGAAGAGGATGCGCTTGCTGCATACCAAATGCTAGGTAATCGTTACCCCGTGGTGTCAGTACGTACTGGTGCTAAGGGTGCAGTCAAGGACGTGAAGCAATCGTTTGAATTCTGTGATCAGTTTGACAAGATTGTAATCTGCTTTGACAACGATGAAGCAGGCAAGCATGCAGCAAAGGAAGTTGCCCAATTGTTTTCACCGGGCAAGGTCCTGATTGTAGATCTTGAATTGAAAGATGCAGGTGAATACCTACAGGCTGGCCGTGTCAAGGAGTTTACTGACCGGTGGTGGAAGCCCAAGGAATACACACCGGATGGCATCATCAATGCTAAGAACTTGCACGAGGCTATCTTCAATCCACCCAAGATTACCTCAGTACCATACCCGTGGAACTGCCTGAATGATTTTACCTATGGCTTTCGACAGAAGGAATTGGTAACGATCACAGCAGGATCAGGCATGGGTAAGTCCAGTGTCCTACGTGAGTTGGAACACTGGTTACTTAAACAAACGGAGGACAACATTGGAATCCTTGCATTGGAAGAATCAACAGACCGGACAGGGATTGGCATCATGTCAGTGGAAGCGAATCAACTCCTTCACCTCCCTGACACAGTTATATCTCTCGATGAAAAGCAACGAGCATTTGATAACACACTTGGGACAGGACGGGTATTTCTACATGATCACTTCGGAAGTACCGATGAAGATAACCTGACCAGCAAGATTCGTTTCATGGCTAAGGCTTTCGATTGTAAGTGGATTATCCTTGACCATATCTCTATTGCAGTATCCGGTATGGAAGGGGACAACGAACGGCAGTTGATTGATAGACTGATGACTAAGCTGCGGACACTGGTACAGGAAACAGGTATTGGATTGTTTGTAGTATCCCACCTGCGTAGACCAACAGGAGATAAAGGCCATGAGCGTGGTGCTGAAGTTACCCTCAATCAGTTGCGAGGAAGCCATGCAATTGCACAGCTATCCGATATTGTATTGGGTTTGGAAAGAGATCAACAGGCAGAGAACGAGGACAACCGAAACCTGACACTGGTTCGTGTAATTAAGAATAGATTCACGGGTTACACAGGTCCAGCATGCTGGTTGAAATACAACAAGTTGACTGGCCGGTTATCTGAAACAGGGAAACCAGATGAAGGAACTGATTTTTGATATTGAGACTGATGGGTTTGATCCAACAGTCATTCACGTAGCAGTTGTAAAGGACATTACGAATGGGAATATTACTACTTATCGTAGTACTGACGGTGCTAAGTTTTCTGATTACGTTTCTGGACAACACCTGATTGGACACAACATCATTGGCTTTGACTTGCCTGCATTGGAGAAGGTATGGGGATATACACACACGGGTATGATAACGGATACTCTAGTTTTATCCCGGCTTGCCGATCCTGCACAAGAAGGGGGCCACTCCCTGAGGAACTGGGGGTCCATGTTAGGGTTCGAGAAGGGAGAACATACAGACTGGAGCGTGTTCTCGGAACAGATGTTGAAGTATTGTGTGAGGGATGTCGAGGTAACGGAGAGAGTCTATCAGCAGATGATGAAGCAGAACCTCGACCCGAAGGCAGTAGAGTTAGAGCACCGAGTGGCTGGTATCATCAAGCAGCAGGAGACAAATGGCTGGCTCTTCAACGAACAAGCCGCTGTCCAACTGTTAGCAGAACTGAAGAACCGAATGACAGAAATAGAAATGGAGATTCACAATGAGTGGAAACCTATGGCAAAGTTGGTCAAAGAATTTAGACCAAAGTTTAATAAGAATGGATCTTTATCTAGGGTTGGTCTGGGTTTTGTTGACTCCCCTGATTCTATTTGGATTGATAGATCCTTTGATGGCTTGGACACTGGTTGGACTAGTGTTATTCGTTGGGTGGATTTTAATCTTGGCAGCCGCCAGCAGATTGCGGAGAGACTATCTCTAAAGGGCTGGCAGCCTGACCGATTCACTGACAAGGGCAGTCCTATTGTGGATGAATCTACTCTGGATGGGGTGGATATTCCTGAGGCCAAGCTAATCAATGAATACCTATTGCTACAGAAACGAGTGGGCATGATGAATAACTGGCTTGACAATCTCAAGCAGGACGGTAGACTGCATGGACGAGTCAATACTAATGGGGCAATCACGGGACGTATGACACACCGAGATCCTAATATGGCACAGGTACCGGCAGGGTATTCACCCTACGGTAAAGAGATGCGTAAATTGTTCACTGTCCCAAGTGGTTACAAGCTAGTGGGTGCCGATGCTGCACAGCTTGAGTTGCGTATGCTTGCACATTACATGAACGATGAGGACTACACAAATGAAATCCTTAATGGGGACATTCACAGCACAAACCAAATTGCTGCTGGACTTGACACACGAGATAAAGCAAAGACTTTCATCTACGCCTTTCTCTACGGAGCAGGAGATGCAAAAATCGGTAGCATTGTTGGAGGATCTTCGTTCGATGGACGAACTCTTAAGGCTCGCTTCCTTAGCAATACTCCTGCACTGGCAGGACTTAGACAACGAGTTGATGATACAGTCCGACAAAGAGGCTGGCTCAAAGGACTTGACGGACGGAAGCTGCACATTAGATCAGCACACAGTGCATTGAATACTTTGCTGCAGAGTGCTGGTGCAATCGTTATGAAGCAGGCATTGGTTCATCTCGTTGATACCTGTCAGCTACGGTACAAGCTGGTTGGTAATATCCACGATGAGATTCAGGCTGAGGTCCATGAAGAAGATGCCCATGCCTTTGGGCAACAGGTAGTCCAGTCCATCCGCATGACGGAGCAGTCCTTGGGATTGAGATGTCCAATGGATGGTGACTACAAGGTAGGAAACAATTGGAGTGAGACACACTAATGGAGGAAGTACACGGTGAATGATCTAAAGGAATGTGTTCGTGAGTTCTTCAAGATATTGGATTCTCAAGAAGAGA